TTTTGCTGCTAATTCAACCATGGCCGGCAAAACACCACTTCTACCAAATGCTGCAAAGTCACCACTAAGTCTTCTGAAAGACTGTCTAAGACCAGAAAATATTTTATCCATTGCGTCACTAAGAGGTGCAAGCAGTCTTCTACCAACGTCACCAAGCTCGACATACATGTTGGTCATCATTGCTTTGAACTTGCCAAAAATTGTTCCAGCAACCGTGTCGGCTTGACCAGAAACGCCAGCTTTCTTAGCCAGCTTTCCAGACATCAGGTCTTGCAGCAGTTTTCCAGTATCGCCTACGTTGTTACCTTTGAACAGGTTGGAGAATGCTGGGCCAACTTCTTGTGCGGCGGCTTTTAGTTCACCCGCAAAGTCGGTATTAGCTTTGGCTCCACGTTGAATAAGGCTTAGAAAGTTTGCAGCACCCTGTAGTTGCTTGTCTTGATTGGGTCCGGCACTAACGAAGTCAGCCATCGCTTCTAGCTGCTTAATCATTTTTCCGTCAACTTTTGCGTTCTTTGACGCAGTCGCGTATGCAGAGCTAAGCGATTTAACACCGTACGATGCAAGTGTTGCGTTAGTCATCATCATTCGCATTGCGTCTGCTGATTGCTCCAGTCCTGTTCCGAGGGTTTTAGAGTCTTTGTAATTAAACGCATACTGTGCAGCTTGAAACTCCTGGAACGCCGCAGCCGCGGCCATCGCCGCAGCCCCTATGGCCGCTAGGCCACCAGCAACAGCCTGCATGCTCCATTTATACGCCTTCATGACTGCGTTTCCAATAGCAAATGCTGCGTTTACGCTGGCTAATGAAAGTGCCGTAACAGCAAATTCAAGACCCATTCCTATAACGGCATAAGTAACGACTCTTGCCATTTTAAGGGCTTTGCTACCAACTTTTTCTATAAGCGTAAGTTCTCTAACGAGTTGTTTTGCGCCTTTTGCGTTTGTGGTCACCTGAGTGTTGGCAAGACCCATCTTTCCGGCGAGACCACCCATCGCTCTTTCAGCTGCGTTTCCCTGTCTTCCGAGTGCGAGCAGCTGTGTTTGCAGAAGCGCTAATTGCTTCTGGTCCTTAACATCAATGTCAACTACTACTGATACGCGTTCGTCAGCCACCTGAATCCCAAATGCTACTTAATAGCCTTGAGCTTTACGCTCAGAGGCGGCACGGTCTGCCTCTATAACTTTAGCACAAGCAGCTCTAATTACCCACTCTTCTGGAGTGCAGTCCAGCAGTCGAATGGGGTCTGTTCCGAAAAGCTCCCCTAAGCGGGCTGCAGTCACTATTCTGCCGTCAGACGGCAGGTCGTCTAGGAGGGCTTCGTAGGGTTTTCTTGTTGCTCCACGGTGTCTCCGTATCCAGCAGCGTCGATGATTGCCAGTGCGGCAGCTTCAACGTGTGGGTCGAGACCAAAGAAAGCAATAACAGCATCTGGCAGTGCGCGTGTAGCGCCGGTCATCTTAAGAACTGCTGGTGAAGCAAATCCAAGCGACTTACCTTCTTCAAGCACTTCTTCACCATTGAGGTAGATTCCGCGAGCCGTGTGTCCAATTACTTGGCATGCGAACCTTGTTGCGTCAATACCGTTCTTTGAATCAAGTCCAGAGTTTTTCTGCCAGGCCTTGATTTGCTGCTGAGTGATGTTTGGACTAACTAGCAGTTGAACGCCTGGGCGTTCTGGCACTGTGAGGAAGATTTCAGGGCGCTGAACCTTTTTACTCACAAGGGCTTTGAGTTGGTCGAGAACGTTTGCGTCTTCATCAATGATGGGTGGCGCGGACGATGACGACGGGTCGAATTCTTCGTATAAATTGCTCATAGCAGAGACAATAGCACACTATCTATGCAGGTAGTGGTGTAAAGTAATTAACTTATTATTGTGTTGGTGCGCCAGAGATTGCGAACGTAAGAGCAAAAGTTGCTGGAGCACCCGAGGATGCGTCACCTTCTGGCTCGGACAAACCAACAAGAAGGGCTTGTGCGTAAACGCGCTCTGATTGAGAATTCTTCAAGTCGCAGTCAGTGTCGTAAATCTTAATTTCGTAGTATGCACGGCCGACTTTGGTACGCAAAGCGTTGAGAGTCGTTCTCAAATCTGCATCGTAGTGCTTAGTGAGCGTGATGTCTCCAACTTCGGATGGTGCACATAGTGTCTCTGGGAAAGGGTTACCGCCTGTGTAGATTTTTTCTACCGAAGCGGTGATTTCTCCACCAGAAACTTGTGCAAAGTAACCGCTCAAGTTCGGGCCAGTTACGGCCCCTCCTGCTAGTGGTGTGATTTCGGCAATAATTTGCCTCTGAGCTAGTTTTTGTGCCACTTAATTCTCCGTTATACCAGTGTTGAAGTGAGGTTGGATTTTGTTATTTCGACTTCGATTGTGTCACCAACCGAAGAAACTCGAGCACCTACTTTTGCCTTAATGACACCAGTAGACAGTTGAGACAGCGGGTTGATGGCATCATTGACCACAACGGTGTAACCGGGGTCAATTTGCTTACCAAACGCATCGAATGCTTCGTACAAGCCACCACCAACGCGGATTCTTTCCATGATTCCGGTCAGTGTTGCTGCAACACGCGAGAAGGTTGAGCGTCTGCCATCGATTGGAAGGAAGAGCAATGCTTCAAGAGCGTTTTCTGCTTCGTAAACAACCTGATTCAAGACTTCTCTCGAGATAATAAATCTAAAGTTGTCTGTGTCGTCAGACGCAGAACGTGCTCCGTAGATTCTTGTCGTTCCATTGATGACCTTGATTGCGTTGATGTAACCCTCATCAAGAGTGTCTGCCTCTGACTTGGAGTAAGCAGTGACCGGCGAAATGACGAAGGAAGCCTGTGAGCGCTCTCCTGCATATGGGTTCCATGAACCATATGCATTATGTATAGCTGCACGCTTTCCGCAAACGTAACCATCTGGTGGAATTGTTGATGTGAGTGAACCGTTTGGAATCTTCACCCATGGGTGGAAGAAGGCAGCAAATTCAGCTCCGTCATCGCCTGCATAGGCTGCTGCGTCTGTTACAGCAGTAGCAACGGAGGCACCGTTGTCAAATCCAAGAATAGCAATTCTTCTTCTGTCTGCAGCGTGAGCGATAAGTGCATCACGAACTGTTGAAGAAGTTTGGCCAGGTGCGCAAATTGCGCCAGGTCCAAGGTCTTCAGTAAAGAGGCCAATCGCAGTTACGTAGTCGGCGGCTGCAACAGTTGCATCGTCTGTTCCGCCAGCAAAGTTTCCTGTGGCTGCTACAGGGATTCCTGACACGCCTTCGTCTTCTGCTGTCACGTACAAAGCAGCCGTTGCGCTGTTATTAATTTCAGCAACAGCCGCCGCGACGGTTGTGTTTGCTCTAGTGGTGTAAACAGTCACGCCGTTTAACGTGATTGCTATTCTAAACGTGACTCCAGACGTTGGTTGTGTAACCACTGCCTGAAGAACACCACCATGTGCCCATGTTCCCTTGCCAGCAGCAGTTAAAGTAATAACTGCGGTTCCGCCAGTCTTGTCGAGCTCAAGAGTTGCCTCTGTTGCGTCGGAGCCAATAACTCTGGAAACATAAGCGCGTGAGCCGCCCTCTTCGAAGAATGTCTCAATTGTCTGATGGGTATATCCAGCGGTTGCAACACCACCATAGATATCCTGATAATCAGAAAGACTTGTAATCAGATGAACGGTACCGTCTGGTCCGCGCTCTGTTAGTCCAGCGAGGAACATCGTTGCTGTTGCTGCTGTCTGTGCGTTAGTGGGGCCTGTGCGGACCGCCGTTGTAACAATTACACCTGGCATTGTTTCCTCCGTCCCATCTGTAAATTAGAAGGGCTATTTGTATTGAGACTAATCAGATTATACTGACTATTCATTGTCTTCTGGCGTACCTTTGGCATCATCGTCGGACAAATTGTTTTCTGTTGGCTGAACTTCAGCTTCGAGCTCTGTTTTTTCGTCATTATCGTGCTCGACGGGCACTGAAACGATTGACGCCAGTTCAGCCACAGCAGCGTCTTGCTGGGGCGATGAAGTAGATTTGCTGGATTTTGACTGGCGCTTTTTTTTTGGCATTTCTTCTTCTGTGTCAAGCGTTATCGAAGAATTGGTAGTAAAAGAAACAATCTTAATTTTTTTAGTAGCCAGAAGATTCTCAAGGCGTTCGTTGTTGGGCGACAAAAGGGCGTATGCATACGGCATAAGCTGTACGTCGTCAGTTATTGTCAGGAGCTCTGCTCTTGAATTTTTTATTTGCACAGCATCAGAAAACTCCTGTGGGAGTTCTTTGTGCTCTCCAGTAAGAGCCTTACAGTATTCGGGGTTGTTGATGTCCATTTTATCCTAAGGGGAATTGTTGCTGTGGGTTTCCTGTTCCGAGAACCTCAATATCGTATTGAGATACAGCCGGACCAAGGTCTTCTCTTGTAATGACTTCATCTAATAATAGGTCATAACCTATGTATGCACCAGCAAGGACCCTGTCGCCCTTGAGTAGGGTTAGTTCAGAAAACTCTTCAGACAAGGTTGTTTCCTCTATACGGGCGTGCCTGTCGGTATCCAGCCTGGCTAAACACGGATAATCAAGCAACGCAGAGCGGACAACGGTAGTTAGCCTGTCTCTCATTAGGGTTGTTTCTTCCGAACCTTCGGTCCTAACCCATACGTAGGTGCGCATTCCGTACGTAACCCTGTAGAGAGGGTCTAGCGTGCTCCCGTCATATTCAAGTCTATTAAACGATTTTGTGTTAATAGCTACTGTTATGACAATTGGCCACTGGTCTAATGCGAGTGGTTCGTACACGAGGTAATCAGTAGGGGCAGGAAGTGCAATATCGTCTAGACCCCATCCGTTTCTGTATTTTATAAGCCTTGTTGGGATGTCTTGCGATAGGTATTGGGACACATAGGACTTTGCTGAGTGTGCACCATGCATTAGTTCTCTGGTCATTAAAGCATCTCGCCTCTAGCTATCCAAGCCGCCGAAGATGACCCAACTGATTTAGAAAATCCTGCTGGTTCAAAAACAATTTTACGCTTCGGCATTTTGCTTGTTCCGTACTGGTGGAATTTAGCATATTCCAGACGGGTTCCGATTTGCATTTTAGTTGGCGTAACGCTGAATATAGAATCGCCCGTTGCTCCCGAAAGGCTGGCTGCAAGCCTGCCGCTTCTAACCAGAGGTGGAGCGCCTGGGAATCTACTTAGTTTCCATGCTGCATACTGTGGACTTAATGGTGACCACCCACCAGACGGAAGACCACCAAGAGAAAAGTTAGAAGCAGACGCAGCGGAAAGCTCAAGTTTTGCTTTAGCAAATACCGGAGCAAAGTTTGTTGAGCGTAGCTGCATAGCAATTAGCTTTGCTTCTACTTCCGCTATCCCTTTTATATTTATGGATATGCGAGGCTTGCTCATTAGATTCTTCTTCTTCTCCACCTACGCAAGGCAAGCAGTTCACGTTCTGTAAAACCGGTTTCAAGCGGAGCCACATTTCGTGGATTAAGGTCCTTGATACCAACAACGTCATCATGCATGTTTTGCATTTCACGAGTAGCAGCACGCAATATAAAAAGTTTAAACATGCTTATCGCGTCACCGTCTAACCCACCGGTATAAGTAACTTCCACTATATCGTTTGGAAAACCACGGTACATCTCAAGTCCGTATCTGTGGACTACGTAGTCGTTGCCAACAGCAGTAGCTGTTCCTGTTGCGTCAGTTGTAACCCCAAGTGAAGAACTCATGTCGCCAACCGTAAAGGTGGTTGATGTGACAGCTGTTATTTCTTTTCCAGACACGTTGTAACCGCTTGGAGCCATGTCTTTGACAGATACACGCTGTCCTATCGTGAACTTATGTGCTGCAGCCGTGTAGGTCACCGACGTACCGGTTCTTGCTGCGGCAGTTACTGACGCTTCCCTCTGTAG